TTTACAGAAAACTCAGCAAGGGTATACATTAAAGGCGAAAGTGGTTATCAAGGTAGGGTCGGTATTGGAACAGCAACCCCGTCGCATGAACTTCACATTACGGGCACCGGGCTGGCTTCCTCTAGTTTTAGAGCTCCAATATTCTACGACTCAGATAACACTGATTACTACCTAAACCCTAATGCTTCCGGTGTATCTTTACACATTAACGGAATAATTGATCAAGATTTTGCTGTAAGTAATTTAAATTCAGCATGGACAGCCCCTGGAACAAACAGGGATCAAGGTTTTATATTTGGTAGATATAGTGGTAGTGCTACAAATAAACCTGATCACAATGATAATGCTAACTGGTTTGCAAATATATATTCACACGCTTCTGGAGGTACAGCCTCATATGGTATACAGCTTGCAGGGGCAAATGCGGGAAGTGGCGAAAACGCATTACAATTAAGAAATGTAAGTAACGGGAGTTTTAGCGCATGGAGAAAAGTTTTTCATGAAGGACACCCCCCAACAGCAGCAGAAGTGGGTGCGGCAGCATCTTCACACAACCAGGCATGGTCTACAATTACATCTACTCCTACTACCCTATCGGGATATGGGATCACAGACGCTGCTGCATCAAGCCACACCCATGCGGCATCTGATATAACTTCAGGGACGTTTGCAACAGCAAGGATCCCTAGTTTAGACGCTTCTAAAATAACCTCTGGAACGTTTAGTGATTTGTTTGCTAATAGCACTAGATATAATTTTGGACTTATAGACGGAAACTCAAGCCAAACAAGAGATAAATTAAGAGTTTGGAACAGTAGTTCTTATACTATAGGTATGAAGAGCGGCTTTACTTTTGGACATTTAAATGACTACGCTATGTCATTCCAAATGAACAATGATAATGATAGAGGCTGGTGGTGGGGAGATGATGCACACACGGATGCACAAGGTGCAATGTCATTAACTACTAATGGTAGACTAACTGTTGCTACATCATTATCTATTGGGCAAGGGGAATCTATTACATCAGCATCAACGGTACCTTTATTTGTTGACGGCTTCGCTGTATTTGATACAACAAGCGGAACTGAGCCTGTATGTATAACTAGATCCGGGAGCACTTCACAGGAGGTTTTAAAAATAGGTGTAACTGATACTGTTGCAACATTTAATTATATAGAAGACACGTCAAGCGAAGGCACAAATAATTTTGGTACGTATCAATTTCAACTAGGGGGTAATAACGGCGAATCAACTACTACTGCTTTTTTAATAGGACAAAACGGAATTCAAGCAGAGCAATTTTATGATTACAATAATACAAATTTTAGAGTTAACCCCAGTACAGGACCGAATCTTGTTTTATCAGGGAGTAGCTATATAAGAGCTTATCACCCGAGTTGGACTACCACAACAACGCATGACATTTTTTACGGAGGCTGGACATCAGGAACCGGAGATTATATTTATGTAAAAGCACCTGGCAACTCGGCTACTGATTTTGGAACTATGCTTATGGCAGATAATGTATTTGCCGTAGGTAGAGATAATAGCTCTACAGGGGGCGTAAGCAGCAGTTCTACAGCACCCCTTGACAGTACATGGGCGTATATTAAATCTACTGGAGTTTATGCGCCAACATTTTACGATTCAAATAACACAAACTATTATGTAAATCCCTCAAGCAGCAGCAAGTTGTACCAGTTATCTATGTTTGGGCACAGTATAAACTCAGGTCAAGTTATGCTTGTGCCAGATAAAACTACATATAGTAGCGGTGCAGGGTTTACAAATATGACGTATCGTAAACTTAACGTATCTTTGTCGTACACTCCTGAAACTGTTGTTTCTTTCCAAGCGGGAACCACCCAAAAGGGATCTATTGGAATGAACGCCTATGGAACGCAATTTAATACAAGCGGTTCAGATGAAAGATTAAAAGAAAATTTTGAAACTTGGGATGAAAACGTATTAAATAGTTTTGAAACAATACAGCCTAAAAAGTTTAATTTTAAATCAGAACCGGAAAATTCACAAAAAACAAAAGGATATATAGCTCAGGAGATGGTTGATAAATTTCCAGAAGCTTATCCCTTAATGGCAAATGAAGACGGAGAAAATCGTTATATGTTTAATCCGTCAGGCATGACAGTGTACTTAATGAAAGCGGTTAAAGAACTTATTGAAGAAAATAAACAATTAAAGCAAAGAGTAGAAGTTTTAGAAAATCAATAAAACAAGTGATTATTAAACATATAGTTAAACAATAAATTATAAATTATGAATATGAGTTATGAGTGGAAGATTACGGCTTTAAAGCAAGCACCCACGTTAGACGGATTGTCGAATGTAATCACAAATATAAATTTCGAATATAAAGGAACAGATGCCGACTCAGGTGAATCTGCTGTGTTTTATGGGGCTTGTCCTACAGGTGCACCTGATTCTGAAAACTTCACAGCTATAGGTGATCTTACCGAAGCAGATGTTATTGCTTGGGCACAGGCTAATCATCCTACAGACCATATGGACGAAGTTATTCAAAAAGAAATAAGCGCAAAAATTACACCAACAAATGTAGAAGTAACGGGAGATGATGTTTCCTGGTTGGATTCAGAAGAATCTGAATCATCAGAATAACCATTAACCACAATTAATTGTGTTATAGAAGATGTTCCGTGGCGAGCAAAAAAAATTAGTATATTTGTAAAAATATAATTTAGTAAAATGGCAAAAAGTAAAAAACCAGAAGTGGTAAAACTTGATGATTCAGTTGTTGAAGAACTAAAACAACTAAGAACAGAACAATCCAACACACAGCTTGATATTGGCGCACTGTCTACACAGCAACACATTTTGCAAAACAGAATGGTTGATCTTGGTCAGCAACTCCAAGGAAAGTTAAATGAATTAGAGAAAGAGCACGGACAGGGCTCTATCGACCTAGAAGCGGGTGAGCTTCATTTGGGTGCTCCAGACAATGGAAATTCGTAAAATATCCATAGGGTCTGATTACAAGGGCAGCGCCATGCATTACATCGTTAACCAAGATGTTTTGAATGGCGCTTATACCATACACCTCATTGACTTTGATGAGGACAAAATCTCTTTCCGTGTATATGTAGAAAAGAACAACGAAGTTTTTTTATGGAAAGAGTTCAATAAAAACATACCTGTATCTGTTGAGTACAATATAAACTTTTAGGATGAAATCTCCTTACTACTTCATTATCAAGCCGCTAGGCGACGAATACAATAATGAGGTGGAGATATCAGGGCAAAAAATCATAGTCAACTCTACGGTTGAGGATCATAAGCATGTAAATAGACTTGCGGAAGTTGTTTATGCTCCAAGCAGGAGTACAAAAGTCAAGTCTGGCGACATAATAGTCGTACATCACAATATATTCAGGATATACTACGACATGAAAGGTAGGGCAAAGAAATCGCCCAACTACTTCAAAGATGGTATGTATTTTATAGATGAATATCAGTTTTATCTTTACAATGACGGAAAAGAGTGGAAGTCAGTTGGCAATTATTGCTTTGTCCAGCCAATAGATAAAGAAAATTCTTATCTTTATGAGGAGGGTACAGAGCTCAACACCGGGTATGTTGTATACGATAATGATTACCTAAACGACCTTGGTGTTAAATTAGGCGATAAAGTAAACTTTACTAAAAACAGTGAGTATGAGTTTACTATAAACGGCACTGTTTTGTACCGCATGAGAACTAACGATATATGCGCCTTGCTATGAAGGATGTAAATAAAATAAAAGAAAGAATCATAAGGGCTGGGCATGAGGCTGTCAACCAGCTTATAAAGGTTGCAGAAGAGGAGATCATAAAGCCAGACCCAGATGATGAGCTTGCTGCAGACAGGTTAAAAAATGCTGCTGCTACAAAAAAACTAGCGATATTCGATGCGTTTGAGATACTTAATAGAATCGAAAACGAAAAGAATTTGATAGAGAACCCAGAGGAGGAGAAAACTAACTTAACAGGTGGCTTTGCAGAACGAAGATCTAAATAACTTAGGTGTTGTACTAAAGGACTTTATACCAAAAAAGATCTTAGATGACACGAACAAAAAGAAGGGGTTCCGTTATGGGTATGACCCTGATATAGATGCTGTTGTAATATCTAAAGACGGTACGGTAGGGGATGTGGTCAGAATTAATCATTTAAACATAGCTCTTCCAAAAAAACCTGCGGATATTCATAAAAGGGCAGCTAAACGGAAAGATCAGTTCTGGGAAGCATCTGAGTACCCAAAACAACTACATCCATTACAGACAATCTTTCAGTGGAATGAAATGCCACGTGACTTCAAAGAAACTTGGGTTCCTTATATAGAAAAGGAGTTTAACTACAGAGAAAACGGTTATTGGTTTTACAATAATGGAACACCAACTTACATTACAGGTAGCCACTACATGTACTTACAATGGACTAAAATTGATGTAGGTAAGCCTGAGTACAGGGAGTCAAATAGAATATTTTTTATATTCTGGGAAGCCTGTAAAGCAGATGCTAGGTGCTATGGGATGTGTTACTTAAAGAACAGACGATCTGGATTCTCTTTTATGTCATCTGCAGAAACTGTCAATCAGGCCACTATAACATCAGATGCTAGGTTTGGGATATTGTCAAAGACAGGTGCTGATGCAAAGAAGATGTTTACAGATAAGGTTGTACCTATATCCGTCAACTATCCATTCTTTTTTAAACCCATACAAGATGGTATGGATAGGCCGAAGTCTGAGTTAGCCTATAGAGTTCCAGCCTCAAAACTTACAAGAAAATCAATAGCTAACACAAACATTGTCAGTGACTTACAGGGACTAGATACTACAATAGATTGGAAGAATACTGGGGACAACAGTTACGATGGTGAAAAACTTGCACTTCTTGTTCACGATGAAAGTGGTAAGTGGGAAAGGCCAGATAACATACTAAACAATTGGAGGGTAACAAAAACATGTTTAAGGCTAGGTAGTAGAGTTATAGGTAAGTGTATGATGGGCTCAACAAGTAACGCATTAGACAAAGGAGGAGATAATTTTAAGAAATTGTTTTACGACTCTGATCCAACAACACGCAACTCAAACGGCCAAACAAAAAGCGGCATGTATAGCTTGTTTATTCCTATGGAGTGGAACATGGAGGGGTTTATAGATAAGTATGGGCAACCTGTTTTAGAGACACCAGATTCGCCAATAACCAGCGTAAATGGTGATGACATTCACCAAAGCGCATTACAATATTGGCAAAACGAAGTGGATAGTCTCAAAAATGATCCAGATGCATTAAATGAATTTTACCGTCAATTCCCACGTACTGAGTCACATGCGTTTAGAGATGAGTCAAAGAACACCTTATTTAATTTGACAAGAATATATGAGCAGATAGATTACAACGATTCATTTGCTATCAAATCAAGTGTAAGTAGGGGAAACTTTTACTGGAAGAATGGTCAAAGGGATACAGAAGTAGTGTTTTCTCCTGATAGAAAAGGTCGGTTTTTTTTAAGTTGGATACCATCCAAAGAAATGATGAACAATGTAGAGGAAAGAAACGGACGTAAGTTCCCTGGTAACGCTCATATAGGAGCCTTTGGTTGTGACTCATATGATATATCAGGAACAGTTGGTGGTGGTGGATCAAAAGGATCTTTGCATGGAATGACTAAATTTCATATGGATGACGCTCCAACTAATATGTTTTTCCTAGAATACATATCTAGACCTCCAACAGCAGAGATATTTTATGAAGATGTGTTAATGGCTTTACATTTTTATGGCATGCCAATTCTTGTCGAAAACAACAAACCTAGATTGCTATATTATCTCAAGGACAGGGGTTACAGGCCTTTTTCTATAAATAGACCAGATAAACATAAAAACATACTGTCAAGAGCAGAAAAAGAGCTCGGTGGCATACCTTCATCTCAATCCGTAATTTCTGTACATGCAGAAGGTATAGAAAGCTTTATTCAAACTCATGTTGGTGTGATAAAAGATGAAAGAGATACGGACTTTGGAAGTTGTGGAAATATGTTTTTTAATAGAACTTTGTTGGATTGGGCAAACTATGATATAAATAACAGAACCAGGTTTGATGCCACAGTAAGTTCGGGTTTTGCGATTATGGCAAATCAAACGACAAAGAATAACAGACAAGAAAAACGTAATCAAATAAATCTTAACTTTGCAAAATACAGTAACAAAGGTTTTGTTAGTGAAATTATTAGGTGATTATGATAAATAAGCCGAAGTTCATTTCAGGCAGTGGTTTTCCTAATCAATTTGTGTCAGACATAGAGAAGGATACTTATGAGTATGGTCTCCGTGTTGGGCATGCTATTGAGTCCGAATGGTTCGCAAGAGACCACGGAAGTAGTATATATGGGGAAATAAGATCTGAATACTTAACTAGAAGATTGTACGCTAGAGGGCAGCAGCCTGTCGATAAGTACAAAAACGAATTAGCCGTCAACGGCGACCTTTCTTATTTAAACCTTGATTGGACACCTGTCCCTATCATCCCTAAGTTTGTGGATGTTGTTGTCAATGGTATATCTAACAGATTGCTTGATGTTAAAGTAGAAGCGGTTGACGACTTGTCTTCTATGAAAAGGGAAGTCTTTAAGATGGATATGATGTCTGACATGATAGGGCGACCAGCTTTGTCTATGATCAAACAAAACACAGGTGTTAATGTTTTCAAATTTCCAGAAGATGAAATACCAGAGTCTGAAGAAGAACTAGGGATATATATGAAGCTCAAGTATAAGCAAGGTGTGGAGGTCGCAGAAGAGGCAGCTATCAAAACCATTTTAGAGCTTAACGAATATGACGAGCTAAAAAGAAGAATAGACGAGGATAACGTTGTTCTTGGTATTTCAGCGTTGAAACACTCGTTCGATCCGCATCATGGCGTTAGACTAGAGTATGTGGATCCTGTAAACTTTGTTTATTCACCAACAGAAGACCCCAACTTCAGGGATTGTTATTACTTTGGGGAGGTTAAATCAGTACATGTTACTGAAATTAAAAAGATCAACCCTAATCTTACGCAAGAAGAGATAGAAGAAATATCAAAGCTTGCTAGTAGATTTGATGGTTATAGAAGCACTCAGAACCTACAGAGTCAGAGCGGGTTAGATAAATCCAACGTCAGTCTTCTTTACTTTTGTTACAAAACAGACCGAGAGGTTGTGTACAAGGTAAAGCAAAACCAAAACGGTGGCGAAAAACCACTGAAGAAAGACGGAAACTTCAATCCTCCCAAGACTGAGCAAGCTAGATTTGAAAGAGTAGCCAGAAGAATAGATGTATGGTATGAAGGTGTACTTGTGTTAGGAACAAACCATTTGTTGAAATGGGGTATAATGAGCAATATGGTTAGGCCTAAATCAGCTTTCCAAAAAGCTTTACCTCCATATGTTGTTTCAGCTATTAAAATGTCAAAGGGTAATGTTGATTCTCTGGTAAAAAGAATGATCCCTTTTGCAGATCAAATACAACTTACCCACCTTAAACTTCAACAGGTAGTTGCTAAAATGATACCTGATGGTGTGTTTATTGATGCCGATGGACTAAATAGTGTCGACTTAGGTAATGGGGCTTCGTATAACCCTTCTGAAGCTTTGTCAATGTATTTCCAAACAGGTAGTGTCATTGGAAGGAGCTATACGGAAGACGGCGACTTTAATAACGCTAGAGTTCCTATCCAGGAGTTAACTAGCAGTGGATCAAATGCTAAAATCGCAAGTCTTATTAATATGTACAACTACCAGCTTAACATGATTAGAGCTGTAACAGGTATTAATGAGGCTAGAGATGGAAGTAATCCTGATCAATATGCTCTTGTAGGTCTACAAAAACTTGCTGCCCTTAACAGCAACACTGCGACAAGACATGTTATACAGGCCGGTATATTTCTTACAAAAAGACTTGCAGAAGCGATATCATACAGAATATCGGATATATTGGAGTATGCCGACTTTGCCGACGATTTTGCAAAAATGATAGGGAAAAACAATTTTGAGATTGTTCAAGAAGTAAAATCATTACACTTGCATGACTTCGGTATATTTATAGAAATAGAGCCAGATGAAGAAGAAAGACAAATGTTGGAGCAAAACATTCAGCAATCAATCCAGTCAGGACAAATAGGGTTAGAAGATGCTATTGATATTCGTAGCATAAAAGATATTACTCTTGCAAACAGCTTACTTAAAACTCGAAAGGTAAAGAAAGAGAAGAAAGAAATGGAGAAACAACAGGCTGCGATACAGATGCAAACTCAGTCGAACACACAGTCAGCTCAAGCAGCTTCTCAATCTAGGATGCAAGAGGAACAATTCAAAACTCAATCTGAATCACAGATGGAGCAGATGAAGGCTGAGTTAGAGTTACAGCGTATGCAAGCTAAACAGCAGCTTGATGCGGAGATGCTGAGACTCAAGCACCAATTCGACTTGGAATTAAAACAAGCAGAGGCTAATGTTTTTAAGGGTAGAGAGCAGTACAAAGAAGATCGAAAAGATAAAAGAACAGACAAACAAGCTTCTCAACAGAGTAGACTTATCAGACAACGCAAGGAAAATAC